AAGTTTCTTTATAAGCAGGAACTGGCGAATATAAATCTTCTACAAGTTTTATTCTACCCTGCATATATGGTATGCATACATATTCTAATTCTGTATATACTCTTCGTTTAATAATTTTAAATACCATATGTTCTTGCTCTTGATTTAATATTATCCCTAAATCTACATTATCCAGCATAAGCATTGATTCGCCTATATTAGATTTTCCCAATAATCTCGTTAAATCTGAATTTGTTGTTCCAGCTTTACTATCAATAATTCTTGCACTATCTCTGTTAAGATGAGAGTCTGTTATAACTGGAATATCTTTAATAATTGCAAATGTCTTCATTTCATTTGCTACGTTTCCTAATTCCAGACGTACATCTGGCTGATTCTCTATTGATCTTAATCTCTTAATATGGTCTTGAAGTAATGCTATTACTTCATAACCCTCATCCTCTAAATCCTCAGTTAAAGTATAAAGATAAGATGTATCTTCTGATCTATTTGGTTTATACTTAACTATTATATCTATCGGAGAATCATCACTCAAATATAATTCTCCCTCTCTCTTTAACTTCTCTTCAACCTCTTCTACTGTGAAGTTCTTCATGGATTCTCCAGTACATAACTCAAACATACGCTGAATTGTTTCAGTTACACTGTTTTCCATTGTCAAATATACGATACACGGAATCTTAGTTGGATCCTTAGCTTTAAAATTTCTATTATATTTCTTCATCTGAATTGCTATATCCAACATAGACATGGATTTACCGCCGCCGGTAATTCCCAATAATAAATATAATCTTGTATTCTCAAAACCTCCACCAATCAACTTATTAAAACCTTGCATTCCAGTACATAGATATCTATAACTGCTGGTTATCTCTTCATGTATTTCTCTGATGGAGTTATCAAATAAATCTGGTCTTAAACTAAAAGTCTTCTCTAAAGACGAATCTCTTCTAGCTTGTCTAAACTTATTACAAAGATCAAAATTTTCAGCTTGTATCTGTGCTGATAATTCTGATATACGTGTAGAATCTGCTGTTAAAAATTGCGTATACAATTCTATCATTCTTTGAGCTGAATCGTATATAAACGTAGACGATAATGTATTGGATATGGTTTCATTGATCCATTCCATCTCCGGATTAGACAAATCCGTAAAATTTTCCATATCTATAATATCATCATCAATAATACCACCATTTATGTATTTTACTATTGCTATAGGATTAGATAGTCCTTTTGTAATCTTTCCTTCTAATCCTCTCTTAATAAACGTAATCCTTTTTAACTTTTCTGGATCATTTGCATATTTAGACATGTCTAACATGTCCATTACATTTCTTAGATTTATATAATGTCCTCTTCTAATATTTCTATTTTCCGAAAGGACATAAGCGCACATTAAATTTAAACTATGTATATCAAAAGATATAGGTAATTTTGTCTGGGTTTTGACATTTTTATGACTACCATTATATCTAACTCTATTTTTTAACTCCATATTATCTCGACCTTTTCTTTCTCTTAGATTGATTAATATATAGTTATACTATCAATCTTTTTATAAAAGATAATGGTTCCCAGATACACGTAAAAGTGTGTATCTGGGATAAAATTTGCTAATCAAAGAAATCTATAATATTAACACAATCTTTCCTAAAATGATACCGCACTTCACCATTTATAAATTTAACTCCATCAGGATCAGACTGAAATTGAATGGTATCATATTTTCTTAATTCTGGATTATCTAATACTATTTTCTTTAACGACTCCTTTTGATTTGTATCTATATGAAGAATAAGTCTTTTATTGCAATAATTATAAATTATATTAGCATAGAAATCAAGGATTGGGATCAAGTCTACTATATCTACATGATACCCAATAACATGGACTTTCGTAATATTTGTCAACTTATTTAAACTATATAAATATTCTCCTAGTTTTGAAACATTATTGTATTTCCAAATTAATTCAGTTTTAGAATTATCCTTGGTATATCTTCTCACTACATATTTAAGAGGAAATACAAAATCGTTTTTTAGAAAATATCTTTCCATTTCGGCATGATGCATCATAATTTATTTTCTCCTTTTATTATTCTTTTTATTCATACTGATTTTCTTTTTCACATGTCTGCTTCCATAATTGTCAGTAACGATATCGTATGGATAGATTGTAACTTTTCCAGAATCATCTATTAATTCGTACGGTGCTCTATTTTTATGAAAATCATATCTGAAGTATACTTTAGGTGTATTAGTAGCAATAAAAGTATTTAAGCATTTACATAAAGTTTCTGTGCATGTATGTACAATAATCATAGCTTTAGATTTTGCCGCTATTTCATTAAGCATGTCAAAAAGCTTAAATGTGCATGTAGTAAAATCTAAGAATATATGGATCTTATTAATATTACCGCCATTTAAAACTGTCTTGTTTCCTTTCAGAAACAAAGACAGATAATCGTATCCCTTACTTACGAAAATTAAGTTATGTGCTGATGTATAAATTCCTTCATCTATTCTTTTCATTGCATTGATCTCCTTTTTATTGTATTATAAATTAACTGATTTGATTGTATAGTCTCTTTTTAAGATATTATCAGATCCTATAATTTCTGATGGATGCGTGTATGCAGTAATTGTAACTTTTTTGCTGCTATTGATAGAGAAATATCTATGTGTATCAAATCCGTTGGTTTCATGAACAAGTTTGATGAGATGATCTTTATCAATCTCATCTACGCATTTTTCAAGTTTCCAATATTCTATATGATCATACACAACAATTGTTGGAATTGATGAATAGATATTGGGATTGTGAAGTTTTTCAGATTCTTTATTTCTATATACAGCTTTTAAAGCTTCTTCAAAATCGTAAACATTTTCTTCTGATTTTACACGATTATGTCTTACAATCCAATGAATCTTATTAAAATTGGATCTAAATTCTCTCATTGTAAATAGAGCTAACCATTCTTCTCTACTCGGATAATGATCATTAACGATGATAGCATTACTTGTAAATAAATACGGTCTTTCTGTTATACTATCATCTTTCGTAATCTGAATATTGATCGGATATAATCTATCTCCATTTGCAGAATATTCTGCTTTAACTCTATTATCTTTATAGAAAACCACTGATTTGCTTTTGGTTTTCAATCTAGAATTAATAGTCTTTCCATAAATTAAATTGTGTTTTGGTACATCTGTTGTTCTCATAAATTTTCTCCTTTATTTTAAATTTATATAAAAATTTCATCTTTTTCTTTTTATCGCGTATTGTATCATTTGATCTGATATTATATTGCTTCTGTTTCTTTCTAAAAAAGCACAATATATAGATATAAGTTCATGAGGTCTAATATAATAATTGAGTGTTCTTTTATGATAATTATAATATCTTATATTATGATTTCTGATAAAATCCTCGCTTAAAGAACTAATATCAATATTATCAGGTTCGTCTATTATCATTCTAATTTTTCTGTTTATTGTAGCGAAAAAATTAGATTGCTCTAATTTAAACACAAATTGATTTATACTCCTTGGTAATATATATGGAAACAAAACTTTTGATATATGCGGATGGTCCGATATATATAATGCTAACTCTGCAAGATCCGGAATTGATATAGAATATATCGGGTTAGCAATTATAGCAGCATGTTTGTAGAGATATACTGTAGGCTCTTCGCGACGCATTTTTATTTTTGCGTTATCATAATCTGCCAATGACAATGCTTTATCTGCTTCCTTTCTTAAACTTATAAATTTCATAAATTTTCCTCCTTTAATAAATCTATAATATCTTTACCAGATATATAAATACAGTTCAATTCACTATTGATGAATTGAGCTAATTTATCATACGGTGTAGAAGTATTATCCAATATAAAATCATACTTCTCTATCAGCTTTTCATTCTCTAAAGCTTTTTGTCTTTCTATAGATTTCTTAATATCTATAAGAAAAGTTATATTACTATTTCCTCTATAATAAGATCTAATAACTTCTAGCTTAGTCTTATCTATATCATTTTTTATATCAACTCTAAGAAAATCTATATTTTCTTTTTCCTTTAATTCGTTAATATAATTAATAATATCCTTAGGATCATTCTGTAATATAGTATCAATATCAATAGTTTTATATCTAAAAGAAACTATTTCTTGTAAATGAACGTAATAATTTCTTTTATCCATATCATATAATACTAATAAGAATCCTTTAGTTCCTTCTTCTCCATGCTTATATCTTAAAGCGCTTCCTGTATAATAGAAGTCTGTATGAAAACATCCACCAGTATGGACATGACCACTTATAATAGGTCCTAAGCAATATTGGAAATCTTCCATTGTAAATAATCTTCCTTGTCCTACTCTATCTCCATATACAGCTCCTTGTATAGTACCATGCATAAAACACATATCATACCATCCAGATTCAAATAAATATTGTCTATAAGTTTCCTCTGGTACTCCGTATAATTCTGGTATACATAATATACGTGCTCCTTTTACATATTGAAATTGAATAGTTTCCACTATTCTGATATCAATATCCGGATCTTTCAAGTAATGATAAAACAATCTTAACTGATCGGCTTCATGTCCATCAGTTCCTTTTATTAATAATAAAGTGATTTTGTTATCTTTACATAATTGAACCAAATCTCCAATAAACATACTGGCATATAATATAGCATCTGTATTTGACATAAATTTTCTATCAAATATGTCACCATCTACAGATACGAGATCTAATGGAAGATCTCGTATTTTATCTATAAATTGCTCTCTTAATATTTCATAATGAGTTTTAGCAGGTATATTTTTTACAGTAAAATGTAAATCTGCTATATGTGCTTGTTTCAATATACCCCTAGAAGTTTTTCTTTCAAGTAATTCAAAATATTGTGTGTCTTCTTCATATTCATGATATATTGGGTTCATTTTATTCCTCCAATTCAAATACTTTGTATATTAATCCTTTCATTATTGTATGTAACGGAATATAATAGAACGCATTTACCGGATTTATTTTGGTGCCATATAAATGATTTTCCGGTTTCCATTGTCTTAAGTACTGCATGAAATAATCAGTGTCTGGCTCAAATACTGGTATATTTGATAATGCACCTTCGTATAATTTATATCCAGTATTTAATTTAATACGTATTTCTCCATTAATATGCTTATCTGGTACAGAAAACGTTATTTGTTCTTTTACATCAGTAAGGTCCAATTTCTGTTTATATAGATTATACTCGTATTTTTCAATAGTTAATATATACATACCATCATTATTATTTATACGGCAGTCATACTGATTTAATCCAGTATTTATATGAATAAAAACAGATTTTCCTTTTTCTGAAAGCTTGTCTAAAATCCATTGATAATCTATAAAAGCCATCTTATGAAATGCAAGTTTATCTCTAATCACTCTCTTTAATCTCATTTTATAAAATGGCAATTTAATCTTAGAAATGAATGTGTCTTTCATTTCTAATAATACATAATTCTTATATAATTCTGCAAGTGTATCAGTCTCTTTCATTCTTTATACCCTCCGATCTAATACTATCATCTCCAATATTTCAAACTCATTGCCAAATCATATATTGCATATAGTATTATTAAAATTATTGCTTTTATTTCTAAGTAATAAATGTCTTTAAAAGTAATTATTGTATAAGCTTTTGATAATAAATGCATAAGAATAATACCAGCTGCGATTTTCGTAATAAATTTCGCAATAGGCTTATTTATAAACAGATTGGGTATTTTGTGAATCAAATATAATATATCCATAGCACCTATCACGAATAATAAATTGACCATTATTGTCTGTCCTCCTTTTTGATCCATAAAATAATATGAATGCTACCCATTATCATTACTAATAAATATATCACAAGTAAGACTAATTCTATGGAACTCATATCCATAGAATTAGTCCAATATAATAAAGTTATAATTATGAATGATAATACGCAAAATAAACTACTTCTTACATAAATTCTCCTAAGTTTATTATGATCGCTGTTATATAAAACGTCCATAATCAATAATCCAAGTATAGCAATACTAATAATAAACCAGTTATTCATGATAATTTAACTCCTTTTATAAAATTATTTTAAAATATCCATAATAATACGTAATAATATATACGTTGGTATTGTGATATTCTGAAACAGATCTATATCATCTATATTAATTAATGTGTATAATACGCTAAGTATAGATATTGTAGCCACTATACAACATGCGTTATATTTAATCGAAACTCTGAAAGGTTCAGTAGATATTTTGTGTAGTATGGCGATATATGTAATTATACATCCTACCAATACTATTATGAATAATGGATGTAATTGACATAATTTATCGTAAATAAACATATTTATCTCCTTATTTTTTCAATCCAAATTTTATAGTATACACGTATATCGTATACATCACAATAGATATCATATACTCTTTATCACCACTAAGTATATCATATGCTGTGACTATAAGTATGAATAATCCGAATACAAGAAATATATCTAATAGTACTATCGGTTCTTTTTTGGTTCTACGGGCACATTTGATATCTTCGACAACACAATACTTATAGATATAAAGATCCCAGCCAAATATAAAACAAGCTATTATTTTTATAATCTCTTCATTCATATTCAATTCCTCAACGCAAACATAATTAATTTTATAGTCATATTTACTACAAAATAAATTGTTAGATATTTTAATGTATTTTTCATATTTACTCCTTTAGACTTATATGATCGAAAGTATATTGTACTCTCATCACATAGTAATATGTATGGACCAATGATAAGAAAGCTTCTTCGCATTGATCTATAAATTCTACAGCTTCTTCTTTATTGAAATAAAATCCTATTTCTTTAAAGTCTGACGTATTCTTATCAAGCATTAATATGATACAACCACCATCTATATCAATCCCTTCTACTTCTTTAAGAAGATATTTATACGCTGATAATTGCATAAAATGCTTATAGTTAGACATCTTGCTAGTTTTAAAATCTACTAAATAAACTTTACCGTTTATCTTTATAAGTAGATCTAATGTACCACCAAAATATTTACATACTAACGACTTCTCAGCCATTAATATTTCTATATCTTGTGATGATATTATTTCCCACCATCTTAAGAATGCTTGAAAAGCATTCTTTGTTTTATTTCTTATATTAGTATCTAATAAAGTATTAAAATCAGGTAACGTCCCATACATAATATAATTATGAATAAAATCATGTACGTATGTACCTATCGCTAATGCTTCATCTTGATATACTGTATGACTTTTTCTTTGAAATCTTCCTACTTTATTAGCCCATTCTAATAAGTATGGAGAACTTATCATATCCAATATATCATTCACCCTAGGTATAGGATGGTCTTCATACAAATAAGTTACTTTTGATGGGTCTATTACTAGACCCATATCAAAAGGTATTACATCATTTACCATATCGTTTCTCCTTATAGTCTAAATACTTTATGCAAATAATTTTCTTTAATCTAGAATTGTAATCTGGATTGTTCAAAACTATGTTTCCAAAGCATTTATACTTAATAGCTTCAAATTTCTTCTTGAATTCTCTCTGAATATGTGTATCTAATTCAATAGTAAAATGTACAATATCTCGTGAGTTAATCTTTTGTACTGGTAATAAATCTCCACCATGCTCGAATATATCTATCATCTCTTTTTCTGATTTAGAGGTAATACAAGTGTCTCCGTTATTATAAACTTCGATTATTTGCCATTTGGTTTTGAATTCTGTATCGCGTTTTTCGTTTAAACCTAAAACTTCAGGTAAACATTTCTCGCAATAATACTCTGGTGCCGCGTCGCTTCTTCTTTTTATGGTTATAGGTTGACTGTCTAAGCATTTTTCCTTTTTGCATTTATCACAAATGCATCTAAATTTCACTACTGATGTTACTCCCATTTTGTTTTCCTCCTTAAAATGTATTATAAGTTAACTTTTACGTTATTATAATATACCATTTATATCAAAGTTAAAATCCATGTATATTTATAACCCGTAACATACCATTAAAATGAGCCTAATAAGGAGGGTTAAGACCATATGGGTGCTGAAACTAGAAATTATGGCAACACTTATTTTTACTCAAAAGGTAAATACGAAGAGGCTGTTTATAAGTTTATTATGTCCGCAGAACGTGTTGATAAAAACGACAAATCATTTGAAGATATTAGGTATGAAGTAAAAAGACGTCAGATTTATAAATCAATCGTAAACGTACTCGACAATCAAAATATATTATTATTATACAATGAGAATGGTCCATTACCAAGATCTTTTAAAATATTCACTTGCAAAGATCCTAAATCTGGCGATGGCAAAAAGAAAGTATTTATTGATGTAACTGGTATTATCTCACAAGTAGATGGCGCATACACTATCAAGTCTAGATCTGTAGATACTTTTATAGCTTATCTTATTGCTGCTATGATAGAGGCAATTTATTATACAGATCCAAATAAATTAGTTAATAAGAATGATATCATTGTATCTGGTGGAAAATGTTTTGCTAAATTAGTATTCTATATTATTGATTATTTAAGAATTGGTAACGTAGAAAAAGTTAGAGAAAAAACTTTATATTTAGCTTCTAGATACTATGAAGAATGCTTATTAGGAAAATCAGGAGAAACAGTAGAAAATAGAGCAAAGAATTTGTCTGGATTAACTAAAAGAGAAGTCGATGTATTAAATCTTTACATCGATCCCGATTCTTTTAAGAATATTGATACATTTATATGCACATTATCTAAAGCCTTAAAAGATGATAGATTAAATACAACTATCTTCTTTGAAAAATGGAGATGGTTATTCGGAGCATCTACGGCATTTGCTACAGAATTATTTACCGTATTTGCTAAAATGATTACTGATGTTTATGTAGCTACTTACATTAATAATCAGAAGACTATTGAAAATGTAACTAAACCGACATATATCGAATTTAGTAAAGCTTTGTTGCAGATAGGGAGTGAGTTATTTTGATTAATGTAAAAGACATAAAGTCTCTTAAAAATCAATCTTTATATCCTACCAGTAATGAAAAATATGTTTTGACTAAAAGATCAGAAAGAATAGTAAGAAGCCCAGAGTATAAAATTCTGGGCTTTTTGCATAATTTTTGTTATTCTTTTTCTAATTACTATGTGACTAGAAGCAATTTAGATGGTGTAATATTATCCAAAGCTTATATAGGTGATATAGAATATGGAGCTTTTAATGAAAACGTAGATTTCTTTTATTTATATAAAAATAAAAAATTTTATAAAGTTGATAAGAATCTTGATATAGAATGGGAAATAGAAACAGATGACTATATAAGAAATATTACAGAAGATTCAAATGGACACGCTTTTGTAGTATATAAAAATAGCCGTATTATTCATGAATATCTTCCTGATAGTTCTAGATTAAGATCATTCAGAGATAGTGATGATGTCACTAATAAAACAAGAATATTTAAAACCTTTGTAAATAAAGGTAGAACTGAGATGTATACTATAGGTTCTATATTTGTAAAAACAGATAAACCTTTTGTATCATCCACAAAGCAGTCTTTACTCATTACAGAAGAAGGTAAATTTCTTATGGATGAGAAAGATAATCCTATAATTATATCTGTATTGGTTAATCAGATTAATACTGACTATATGGCTCAGTATGCTGAAACTTTTATAGATACTTATGATCTAATTACAGGATTGAGAACTTCGCATAAAATATTATCTAAAGATTATGGTGTTAAATCTACCGATCCTTATTATAATTTCGATAATATTTATGTAAACGGAAATAATATTTATATATACTCTAATGAGTATATACAAAAAGTCAATAAATCAATGGTTAATATATGGAAGCATTATTTTGCCTATAATGCTGCTACTAAAAGATACAATCAATTAGGTCATATAGAATATGATGATAACGATTACAGCGAATCATTATATTTCTTAGAAGACTTATACGAAACAGATGGACACGCCTTTGGTAAATTAACTACTAAAGGCGATCTTATTTGGAAAATAGGTTTTGATAAGAGTATAGTAGACTCTAAATTTTCTTTTGGTATATATAAAGGGAATATGTTTACTTCTCATAAATCAATCATAAATGTAGTAGATAACTATTATCTCGCAGTAAATAACTATAATACTGTGTTTGAAACTAGAGATAATAAGCTTATCAAAATTATAAGAAATAATGAAGATGAAATATATTCCAATGAATATTATGACAGTTATACATTATTAGCAGATGTAATTAAAAATACTGTACCTGAATATATTTCTAGACCATTATATATTAGAGGCAATGAGCCTCTTCTGAATGAAGATGGTGAGCCTATACTTGTAGACGAGTATAATACTCATTATCTTGATCCAGAAAATTTTGATACTTTTGTATTGAAAGGATTGGAAGTTAGAAATACTCCTTATCCTAACGGAGCTATCGTAACTAAGCAGAATGGTTATATTATTCAAACATTAAAGAAAAAAATAATTAGTACTCTTAAAGCAGTAAAACCACCCAAAATAAACGAACCGTCATCCGCTATTGCTATAGGCCAAGCTAAAATCGGTTTAGCTAAAATGGGAGGGTCTACAGAAAATGCTGTTAAAGATATTATATACTTTGCTGGTATAGGTATAGGTCGTATAGGTAAAGCTAAAATACTTAAAGATTATATTCCACCAGAAGAGCATTTTGAATATACTTTTAATCTTTGTGGAGATAGACATATATTCAGAAATAATATTATCACAAAGAAAAAAGGATTAACTATATTAACTAAACGTACTGGAGCTTCTATAATGAAGAAAGTAAAGAATTATTACAAATTCATATTTAGAAGATTCCAAGATTTAGATATAGTATTAGAATTTATTAAGCAAAGCGGCATATTAAATACTAAATTACCTAAATTTGCAGATAAACTTATTCATCATACAAGACATATGATAGAAGATATGCAGACAGCTCATGTACCGGTTTCATATGATTTGAAAGCGCAAAAAATGTTTTCATATTATTTCGATTCTTGGGAAATGCCTATTAGAACTTTAAAGACTCAAGTATATCTTTGTCATAATTTACCTTGGATGAGAAAGAGAGATTCAGATAGTATTTTCATTGATAGCATGGCTAATGTAATCAATAGTGAAATTATGAAACCATTTATCATGTTTATCGACGGAAAAGCTATTAAATGGTCTAATATGACTATAGTTCATAACTGGGAGTATGATTATATTATTATTTCTAATATAGATCATGATATCTCATACAAATATGAAGTAAATAGTATTTTATTACCATGTCTTATTAGATATGGAGAGGATGAAAATGTACTTCCTATTGAATGTGAAAAATTCTTATTTGATAAGAACGGTAGATACGTAAATAATCCAGAAGCCGATGGAATACGTGTAGAAATTATAGATCCTAATATTTCTGGAAATACTTATAAGTACGATGTAAATACTAATTATATTCAATTAGAAGCTGATTATAATCAGATTTCTTCTGATAAGAATATATTGATATTCGAGGATAATAAATTTAGTCCTGCTAATATTGATTATCTTACATATCATGGAAAGAATATTTATACTTATAATAAAGATACATTTGCTTATATGAAAACTTTCTATTATATTAAAGCAAATGATACTAAGAATATATTAAATAAATTACCACATCAAACTCAAGTTGATAAAGATATTCAAACTAATATATTTGATGATAATAGCAATGGTTATCTTGATAATTTCCGTAATAATGATTTTGATTATTCATATAATAAGAAATATTCTTATAACGAAAATGTATCAAGAGCTATTGAATATATCATGGGATATGATATGTCTTTACTTAATAAGTATTATACTGACGAAGCTAATATATGCTGTATGTGTTTCAGTGGTAAAGATATATTAGATAGAGTAAATGGTAATTACTTAGAAATGCCAAGAGATAGAAAATATGGATTAGATGATTATGTTGTAGTATATAAGAACGGTAAATTATATGAAAGATTTAGAGAGATAGAATACAAAGCTAGTATGTTTAAGATACCAGTAAACGGTTCTATCAATGAATCAGATACTATAGAAATCGTTCATTATAAACACGTAGAAAATATGTCTTATCCTACAAGATTAACTCATATGTCTCCAGAAGAGCAAAAAATATTAGGAAAGATTCCTGCTATAGATTATGCAAAATTAGATTTTGCTCAATTATACGAGAATAATTGGTATTATAGTAGAATTACTTCCGATGGATTACCTGTATATGATTATAAAAATTATCTTACAAGACATCTTAGATATGGAGATTTACTTATATTCGGAAATAATAAATCTGGATCTGAAAAGTATGACGATTTTATTAAAGATGATAATTATATACAATATCCTGTAAAATTTGTTTATAGGAATAATAAAGATGAGTATAATAGATATCAAGATACAGAGATAATAATAGAAGATAGATATTATAAATACAAAATGCTGAACTTTACTTCTAGCAGACAGTTTAGGCAAATGTATTATAACGTTTTCGAAGAACAATCTATATTTGATCTTGATCAATCTTTTAGATTCTGTCAGAATAAAAAGCAATATTTGGTATTCGTCAATGGAAAGAAATTAAACTTTAATGAGTTCGATTTATTGATTCCTAGAATGGACAAGTATACTATTTATACTATAAGAGCATTGACCGATTCAAATGGTAATGTAATACTTGTAAATGATAAGCCATTAGAAGTATTAAATACTGAAGCAGAAGATATATATACAGAAACAGATAGAATGTCTATCAGAACAAATATTCCTTTAAACCAAGGGGATATTATAGATATATTATACGTACCAGATCCTTACGATGAAATTATTTTAAATAATTATATTCCTAATGAAAATGGCGTAGTAGAATTAGACAAAGATATATTACAATATCCATTTAGTAAGGATTTATTCCTTATATATATGAATGGAAAGAAAATATCTAATGATCTAATTGAAGATATATCAAAAAATAAAATCAGAATCAAATCTATATCTGATGATGATAAAGTTAACATGAAGAATATCACTATATGTAAATATATAATTCCGGATAAAGTATTAAAAGAATTGTATAGTTACGGAGATGATTGGTCTGATGCTATAGATAAATTGAATGATTCCGATTTCCATAAATTATTTGTAGATCTTAAGAAGCTAGTATAAAAAATAAAGGAGTATATCTTTTTAGATATACTCCTTTTTATTATTCACTCATCGTTTTGAGAAATGATTTAAGATCGCTGCTCATTCTTGATAAAAGTTCAGATGTAAGCTTATCAGATAATTTGAACTTGAGTTTTGTCAATGTAGGTAAAGTATTTATTTGTAGTAATGCATCCATATTGATGCCATATTCATTAAGCTTATTTACGCAGTAATTTATATCGGTACTTTGTATTCTAATTACTTTTTTGCTATTTAAATCTATATGAATAATTAATGATACCATAGTATCTTCTAATGATGAAAATATCATAGTGACTCTAGATTGTTTCTCTGCAAATTCGTGATATGCAAATTTTTTATCATTAGATATAAATAAATATGTTTCAGTTTCATCTGTATTAGTTTTATAAAATTTGAAATTATTATTTTTCTTAAAAGCACCATCGACATCTACTATCTGTTCTAATATTTTAAGCCTGCATTTAGATTCATCTAAAAATATTTGCAAAAGTTCAACTATAATACTGGTTACAAAGAATATTATAAATAAAATATCAATAGCCATAATTAAAACATATGTGTTATTATCAAAATAATTAGTCATCATAATTTTCAAAATCTCCTTTTGAATAATAGTCTAAAATAGATATCGCTTTAAATAATTCATCATCTTCAGATTGTTCGGCATCTTCTGCTATTAACGATGATATTGTTTTTACTATATCTTTTCCAAAACGAACTATGTATGTATACATCATAATCTCGCCAGAATATGGATTTCCGTTAATACTATTGTTTTTACATGTTAATATCTCTTGGTCTCTCGTATTTATAACTACATCATATACATTTTTGATAATTCTACCAGCATTCAATATTACGTGCAATTCGGTAAATGTTTCAGATTCGATCGGTATATGTCGCGATGCTGAATAAATATGTATAGTTTTGGTGTTTAAATATATCTCCAAACTACAACTATTATCACTTTTAATGTATTTATCGTCTTTTCCGTATGTATTTACTAAATATATAAAGATATAAGTTATATATAAATACACCATATCATATTGAAAATCTTTTGGATAGTTATTTTGTCTATCACATGAGATAGTTTTAACTGTACTAAACATTTTTAATTTATTTATCTTATTTTCAAATAAGCATATAGTACCTAAAAATATCCCCAGGATTATAATAATACGCATCATCACATACACCTCATATCATGTTCTATATCTAACAACTCTTTTCTAAGCTTACTTAAATTATTTCTAATTAATATTAAATAGCATGTATCACTAGTATTGCCATTAGTTACATTCCAAGTGTATGTAAATCTATCTATCGCATCTACATAATATTCTATATGATTTTCCTGAAAACCGATAGATTTATCAAATGTACACCAATAGTATAATCCATCTACCCCTTTAAATCCAAAAGTATTATGATCTTCTGATATTTTCAATAAAGACTTATCAAGTGAAATTCCATTATCTCTCTCCATAAGATAAAAGCCATAGAATTCGTCTTTCGTTTTATTTAAAGTATCATATATGCATTCTTTTGTTTTGTAATATTTTTCGTTTATCTCTTTACTTTTCTTATATTTTTGGATATATATAATTAGTAATGCTATTAACCATCCTATTTCTACAAGTAATGAAAATATAGAAAATGCTAAATACACATCATTAGATACACTTCCTCTTTGATACTTACATACTATACAGATTAGATATCCGAAAAAAGCTACGAACGAACACATTGAACCGAAAAATAACATCCCATCTTTATCCATTTTATAATCTTCCTTTCTTGAAAATAATAATCCGGTATGGCAATTCATACCGGATTATATATTATTCTGCATCTACGTTTTCAAATTCTTTGATACTATTAAATACAGCTTCGTAGTCTCCTTCAATAATACAAATAGGGGAGTCTTCTACTTTAGCTTTATCAAGTACACTTTTATATGAAGCTATAAGCATATCTCTTGTGTATTCAGTGGATCCAAAATATGTTTCAAATAATGGATTATTACCTTTAGTTCTAGCTTCACAAATATACTCTTTAGAAATACATCTATTATTAGATACAAGATTATTGACGTTTTTGTAAGATATTGCAAATGTCTTGTATCTATTCCGAATAACGTTTCTGAATATATAACCCGCATTATCAATATCTTCTAAGCATATTACAGCGTCTTGCATTCTTAAATAATCGCCTAATAATAGATGGTACATATTGTCAGATTCCATACAGATATTTACAAAATTAAGAGCATCTAATACGGATTTCTGATAGTCATCATTTTCTGAAATATAAATTAATCTAGGTATAATAATATTATCATTATATAAAGATTTTACATTAGTTACATAGGTTCCGTTTACAAATTCCGTATTAAAGAAATAATACGGATATTTATTAGCAAACATTTTCGGAGTAATATCTGAATGATTTACAATGTTTACTGTATATATATTGCACATTGCTAATCTTTCTTCTGATATCATTTTATGTTTTTCTTTCATAGTTTCTATGATATCATCAGGAAGATTATATATTCTTTTCAATACTACAAACTGGTTTGATGGATTGAATTGCACAAAACAAGAAGAATTCTCGAATGTAATGATTCCCTCTTCTTCATTAAATTCATATCTCTTAACTTTATCTACATCTCCACCGCCAATACAAATATATGTATTTAAAATTCTTTCGTCCGGATTTAAAAATTCTGATCCTCCAATTGGGTCTTCTAAACATAAGTACTGCTTATTTTCGATTGCTTTAATAATATCTTTATTATTCATGATTCAACCTCCATTGATGTATATACAACTCTTGGTCCTAATGGCATACAGCGTTCATATAATTCTGGTTTATCTATATCAATTCCAAAAGTTTCTCCCCATTTACCAAAATTAGCTCTTGCTTTTATTTTTACATACTTTTTGGTATACCATTTGATAGCTTCATTTTCATTTAAAAATAATTTTGCTCCCGATATTTCAGTACTGACGGATTTGACCCCTCTCACATAATATATCACTCCACTATTACCGACATAACCGATAACGTATCTTTTGTCAACTGTACACATATTAATCCTCCTTTTCAATTTCGGTAAAATATGGCTTATCTATATTTATTCCAAAATTCTTTTTCCATTTATCTATATTAGACATTGCTTTTAATCTTGGATAACGCAGCATATAGTAAGTTGTAGCGTCTTGCATGTTATCGAATTTCATAGCACTATCAATAATAGAAGTGCATGGACCCGTATCTATCGTGGTCAGATAACTACGTTTTCCACTAATTTTGTTCTTAAATGCTATTACTATCATAAGTTTTCTCCTTTTTAATTATTTTTTCATAATTATAATATATAACTTATTTAGTTATTCGATCTTTAGAATCTATCAATAATAATTGGTTATTGAAATATTCTAAATCCATATAAATAGTTATATTTACCTTATTCTCTATAATTGGAGAATTTATTATAATCTTGTATTTTTCCCAATCTATTTTTATATCAGATTCCTTATGTACGTTATAAATTTTTATATTTAAAAATATAGAAGGAGATAATCCACTTTCGACATGATTATGTAATACTTTTAATAATTTACTTTCTGACAATAATTCTTCAAATTCTATTACTTTCTCTTCATCTTTATCAAAGTAATAATCTGTAGTTATATATTGTCTCCAATTATGTTCATCTACATCTGGTGGATCTATATTATCAAAGTCAAAACTATATAATCTTAATAAAGAATTTCTTTCTTCGAATTCTTTCTTTAAAGTTTTATTGGTATAATAATAGTAAAATGCTGGTGCCGGAAAATGTAATGTACATTGCATTTCTAAATGAAAGTTTTCATTGTTCATTCCAACTTGTTCACCATCATCCTTATCTATATTCTCCAAATTGTATATTCTCACGAACGTATCTTTCATTCTAATGAAAAATTCACTATTACCGTTAGCACTCCTAAACTTATAAAGAAATGGTATATGTGAATGAGAATTTAAGTATTTCATAAATCCACATATATTTACTATTCTAGGTCTATTATGACAATCATTAGTAATTTCAAATCCAGTATCTTCTGCTATATTTAGCATTATTTCATATGGCACATGGATATCCATATTCACATATTTACCAGTAGTACATCCAGATCTAAACGCTAATCTCATATATTCTAATAAATCTAATTGTAATGATCTTGTATCTACTCTTATCTTAAATACAAAATTCATTTCTATCTGCTTCATTCTTATTCCTAAGAATTGATTATTCTCATAATCTTGCATAAATCCAGTATTAAAAAATTTAGTTCTTCTTGTAAGAACCTCTCTACCGCCTTCAAATAAATCTACATGATCTCTATCATATTCAGTATTTATTGTAGGTTGTATAGCAAGCATAGGTGTTTCTTTTACTATAGGCATATTCTGGTTAAATTCTTTAAAATCATCAAATATATATTTTCCATCTACATATACAGATTTAAAGAATCCTTCTTCAAATTGAGATAAAAACCAGTATCTCATAAATTCTACAGCCAATCCGTAACTATGAGCTATAGAAGGAATAGATATGTTTCTTTTTAAGGCAATATCATTAAAATAAGTATTGTCATCTGTTCTTAATATCATAATCTCACCCTTTCTGGTCAATTACATAATTGTTTCAGAAGGCAAAAAATAAAGGACTAGAGTCATCGCTCTAGTCCTTTTATAATTATTTTGATTTGAGTATTGGAGAATCCAAAGGTAATGGTTTCTCTGTTGTAAAATCTGCAGGATAAAATTCTTGAGAAGTAATATATTGATTATTCCTTCTATATTCATGTATACTGTATTTTAATTTTCTTCCGCTAATTTTATCATTTTCATTAAATTCTATACGAGTAATTTCCCTATACGTTTCATCTATTAATTCAGTATATGGGAAAATTGTATAGTCTCCATCTGTAATATCAGGATCTTCTACCGCCGTGATTATCCAGTTATCAATACAGAATGATAATGCTTCATATGTAGATAATCCTCCTATTACACAAAATGTAGCTGCAGGATTTCCGATTATAATCTGTTTAATTTGATCAAGATTATAGTATGCTACATTTGGTACTATATATGGACAATGTGTTTTATCATTAGTTAATACCAAATGAAATCTATTATCCAATGGAAAATATTCTTCATCGAATGTTTTTCTTCCTATAATCATATTTGGATATAATGTAGTAATTGTTTTAAATCTATACATATCTGATGGTAAATTATACATAGGCTTACCATCTTTAGCCATTTCACCATTTGGTCCGATGCATACTAATGCTATTACTGTCGCTCTTTCCATAATTAATTTCTCCTTTTTATTCTATATTATCTATGTCAAAAACTACTGTCGAATCTTTATATTTTTCTGGATAATGAAGATAGCTCTTAGTATTCAGATAATTTATACATTTATCTTTGTCTTCAGTTAAAAACCTATATACTCTAGAAAATACAATTAGATCTGGATCTGGTTGAGAATTTGGAGTAGGGATTGCACCAAAAAACATTAGCTGATTAATTAATGTGTCGTTGTATGTAGTTGTGAGTAATTTTAATATATTAGTTGTAAAATCAGCGTAATAATCGTAGAAATCAAATCTTCTATCATCTGTCAGTACAGTATCATATGTTAATTTTCTGAGCATCATATCAGGTCTAGGAGTATAAATATTATTAATATTTGAAAAAGAGGATATATTAAGATATAATAATTCTCCTCTTCTTGTTTCAAATTCGAAAATTAAACTTTTATACATCTCTGGAACCCAACATATTCGATCTAATTGTTCTGTTTTTGGTGAACTTAAGTAATAATCAAAATCATAACGTCTGCGAACTTCGTCTAAATCAAAATAGTTCACACATTGCATATATAATTCGAAAAGTTTATTTACATTTTCGAATTTAATAGCATTTAGTGGATTATTTGTTAAAACCGGAATAGGCTTATCATTTACCAATATTGTCTCATTACCGAAATATACAGGAAATGCATCTGCATTGTCTTTATTTGCTTTTCCTTCAAAATACATTACATATTCTTTTTTATCGCTCATATTAATTTTCTCCTTTTTAAAAAATAGAGTCTATGATATATTTACCATAGACTCTAAAGTGATTAATTTTTACTCATTTTCTGTAACTGTACTAATTCGTCTGGAGTATATAATTTTCTTCCTAACGATACAAATGTATTAGTATTGATAATTACATCTCGCTGATGATTTAACCTATTATCAAACGATCCATCATTCCTACTAATATACATACTCTTCGCAGGATTAAATACTCTATTTGCTGCACGGTAAAATTCATCATTTATAATATACCAAATATTCAATGTATCACCGTCAAAGTCAGCACCCAATGATACAAGGACACCGAGAGGTAATTCCATAGTATAGGAATATGTTATACCTACACAATACATCTGTAAAATAGATCCATAGTTAATAGTTGGGTTTCTATTAATAATAATAGGAATACCTTTTCCACTCTTATGTTTCTTGATCATACTTTCAATGATTCTTACGATTAATGGATCTGTGTTTATCTTTGCTGCATACCATCTATTGTATGCATCCTGAGAAGATAAATTATATGATTTCTTAAGAATATTGATAATGGAAGCATGTAATAATTCTACTAAAGAATTATAGCTAAGTAATACTTGATCGTTTCTTAATTTCGGATTAGATACAATTACACATCTACCTGTAAAATTATATCTACCAGCAAATAAAGATCTAATTGTACCTTTCTTACCTTCACAAATTGTAACGATATTATCATATAATTTCATGAATTCTACTTGGATATCGTATAATAATTGCGCTGTAGGTTTAATCTTCTTATTAGAATTAAACTTAGATTTAGCAAAGTTTAATTCAGATACTAACTTATTAATCTTAGTATAAATAGCATTAGATTCTTCAAAATAGAATGATTCTTTATCTTCATTGAACGGTCTAAGCATTGTACTGAATACAGGAATAGACTGAGTAAATACTTTATCTCTATTCTCCATAATATTTTTATAGTACTCGATTTTATTTGGAAATTTTGCTTTATAATAATCCATAATCTCATCAAACCTATTATGGAATTCTACCATACCAATTCCATAGAATGGTTGATCTTCATTCTCAATTATATGGATATGTCCATCTTCATCAATCTGAGCATCATATTTGATAATACTATCTAATTCTGTTTTACCTATTAAGAATTCAATAGATTTAAATAGATTACAATGTATAACAAAAAAATCGTCAGATTGGATTACTATCCAACCTGTGTATCTGGGATTTGTTTCTACATTCTCTACTTTCTGTCCGCAGAATTTACATTTTAATCCAAGATTAATCTTGGATCTTGTCATTCCACATTTACATCTAAATGTATTCTGGAATTGATCTTGATCAGAAAGATTATTTCCATATTTAGATGAAAATATAGAATGATCGTCTTTAAGATCTTTTTTGATTCCATTTGTGGGAGATACAATAAATCCGTTACCAGATCTAATGTCTTGCACTCTCTCTTCGTCGAAATTGATTCTTTCCAATTCCGTTGTGAATATCCAGTCTGGATTATGCGGATATGAATAAGTAAAATCCAATCCAACCCTTCCATCTGGAAGTTTCTTTAGACATTTCATAATTATCTAACTCCTTTCTGTATAACGCTATAATAATATATCGTTATTTAAGTGTTTCAGATATAGTAAAAATGGACATATAGGATATCCTATATGTCCACATATTGTTTTAATGCATGTCCACAATTTTCTCTTCCCATGCTTCAGCTCTTAATTTATTTACTATTTTCATTATATATCTTTCTTTAAAGAATCTTTTATTTATTTCTTTAATATATCCAGATTCTTTTAATAAATAAATGATCTGAGTATTGGAAATATAATGTTTAATACAATATCTTATATACTTTTCCAAAGCATCTTGCTTAGCATTTCTAAAAGTAAGTAAAGCATTAGTTTCGTCAGAATTAGCCCACATTAAATTTTCTGGTCTGAAATTGCTATAATCTCTATCCTTGATATATACTTGATTTCTCTCAAAAAACTTATCTGATCCATTTCTAGGAATATATGTAGTAGCAACTAATCTTGAAATCTTATATTCTTTTTCTATCACGTCTTCATCGTAATATACAATACCATCTATCATATTGTATTTACAAACTTTTAGTTTTACGACTTTACCTTTATCAGAGTTATATGATTTTAAAGGAGTATTATTTCCTTTCATATATACAACCCCATTAGCCGTTATAAAATATGATTCAACCAATGTATATTTGTCTGAATCTAAAACTAAAGGCATTTTTTGCATCATAATTATTTGTCCTCCCATTCTCCGAATACTGTATCAAGTGGTATTTCAGTTAACTGCTCTGTGGAATCGTGGAAAGACTTCATTGATATATTTTTCAAAGTAGAAGGAATCTTGGATTCTGTTATACCAGCATTCTTTATACCTATTCTGTATAACATATTGCCTGCACACTTATTACATATACCTGTCTTAGATTCACACATAGAAGCAAATCTGAACTTGACAACTTTATTTAAATAGTTATCTACATTTTCAGATGTCAATTCTACAAGCTTGCCTTTATCGACTATATAAGAATACATCCAAAACGATACATTCTTTTTGGTTAAATGAACTTCTACTGTATCTTTTGTATGACAATCTGATCCAGGAGCGTCTAAAGTGACATGTTGTAGTGTATATACAAATAACTTTTCCCAATAACCACCATCAGCAGTTTTTCTTGCTCGTTTAAATGGACCAGCAGCTAACGAGTTAGCTATCAATGAATATTCATCTGCTTTGATTCCATCTATATAATTGGATGTAGCAAATTTGTATTTCTGCTTAGCATAAGGATCAGGATCTTTGATAACTCCTTTTACAACGAATATATTCTTAAAGTTATTATCTGTAGTACCTCTGGCCTTGGAGTTATATACATCCATAGATGGATCGTCCCCCATATAATCTAATGCATATTGTAATAATTCTTTTTCGACTCTGTTACCTACAACTTCATCTCCTCTATCTAATGCTTCTTTATTTTTTGCTAAAAGTTCTTCTTTCTTTTTCTTAATAGCGTCGCTGCAAGTAAGCATTTTATCAGTATAATTAGGAGCAAGTATAGTTACATAAGGCATTATCTTTTGTGTCTTATTTAAATAATGCTTTAAATAATCGAGTGGTATTTTATCTTCTAATAAAGCATAAGATAATTTCTTATTAATATCTCCAAATAAATCATTATCTACAGACTTATTTATATAATGAAATAAGTCAAACAATTCATTTTCAAAAAAGAATTTATTATATATAAATAAACCTACTGTAGTAGTGAATGAATTTTTGTTTTTCTTTTGCGGATTTGGACCGTAAGAATTTGCAGGAATAGTGACTATATCATACGGATTATATTTTCTTTTTCCATCAAATTCTCCAAAAGTCTCCATTATAAAAGATAGAGTTATATCTTCTTCTTTTAAATCAACCAGAGCTTTTATTTCGTCTGGATTGGTGATCATTTTCGATTTACGTTTACTAGCCATATAATTATTTCCTTTCTTATAATACTAGTCTTAGATTACAGTATTGTTGAACTCAGGAAAAATTATAGAAAAAATAAAAAAGAATATAATATATTGAAGTTTAAGGTCTCTAGTCATATGACTAGAGACCTTTGTATTACTTAGCAATCTTTCTTGCTAAGCTTTTTACAAGCTTAGCAGATTTTTTGCCTGCTGCTTCAATCATCATACCACCAGCAATTGAAAGGACGCCGAGTCCTATCGCTTTGCAGATGTCTTCAAGAGTATCATCGGCAACTTTGTTTCTCTCTGCACGTTTTTTATCGCGTACTTTTTTGTCAATGATGCTCTCTCCTTTCTCCTGTGCAAGGAGGAAAAGATCATCTTTGGTGAAGGTCTCTTCACCTGTTATGTTTCCATATCCATCCTTCACAGTGACGGTTATGGAATTATCAGCATTATATTTTGAAGTTACGCGTCTTCTGATTCGACGCGCTCTCTCATTTTTGAATGCCTCATTATCAGTTGCTTTGATTGTTCCTGTGGCTCCATCATATTTGAAGCCTGCGTTTGTTGTGTTTTCGATTTCTTTGAAGTTTGTTGTTTCCATAAAATTACCTCTTTCTGCGCTTTCGCGACTTTTTATTTTTGATAGTATTTACCCTAGTGAGTCTAGGTACTTATTTAGTTATCAATAGTAGGTATATGTATACTCTTGCTACTATTTCACTATAATATTATATAATCAAAAAATAAAGATATTACAAATACCCCATAGTGCAATATTGCACTATGGGGTATATATTTCATTTGAATGTATAGATATTGTCTAATCTTTTAGCACATTCTTCTAGATTACCATATGCTCTCTGTCCTTCAAACTGAGATTTAAATATAGTCAAGAATTCATTTATTCTTCTTCTTGTACCTGCTACTTTATTCCAGAAATTATCTCTTTCTTTATCATCGATCATCCATTTTTCTGGGCTTTTGGCGTAAGCAAATCTCATCGCAATATGCTCATTTTCTATGTCATATACTTTCTGACAATATTCTTTCACTATCTTCAGGAAATCGTTTACATCTGCATATTGACAATCATATTGATATACTTTGTCGAATATATCATCATCTACAACGAATAAATAATCATATACTTTTGTAAGCATAGTATCGTAGTCTTTATCTCTATTTCCTTTTACTTTGTATCTATAACTTGTTCTCCAGAGATTGTTTCTTGTAGATATAATACCAATAGCAATATTTCTATTCTCGTATTTTACATATACAAGTTTATCTAACTCTCTATTATATTCTCTATCAAATACTTCATGTACTCTTCTAATCTCTGTTTCAGGTGATCTGTATTTATCTTCTACAATCATCTTATCCATCACAGATACAATTTCTCTATCTACAAATTCTTTGCTAAGTTCAAATGTATAATAGTTAGACATTTTCACTACTCTGGCGAAGTCTTTATCAGACTCCGCCTTTTTTGTATAGAATACTTTAGTTTCTTTCTTGCCTGTTTTCATATTTATTCTCTCCTTTTTTATTTTTCACTTAGTGGTATTAATATTTCACTACTTACAGATTTGGTATATAATTTATCGTTTCCTGGTTTCTTTATACTGATATCATATACAACTGCTAATTTTTCTGCATATGTACCAAGTTTTAATATATTCTTTTCTGTAAGTCTTTGATAGCTTGAATCAACAGCTCCAAAATCACTAAATGCATATCCCCACAATTGGTAAAATTGATCAGTATATCCTTCTATACTGAATATATTGTAATATGAGTTATTGTCATCAATCCAAAATCCATCTTGATTAAGTCCATGATAAGTATCGTCCATAGTATCTTGTGTAATGCCATTAATCTGCGGACTAGTAGATTTTAATAATATATCGGCATGTACGTGATCAATGTATACCTGATATCCATCAGGTAGACCAAGAGTTTGAACTTCCATACCAATATTTTTGGAATCTGTAACTCTCCATTTGCTAATATTATAGCCTTTTACGGTATAATTACATTTTAATTTAAAATCTTCACCATTGATTTCTAATTCCTGTTCTAGTTTAGGTTTTTCTACATTGACGTTTATAGAATCCGTAGTGGTGTCTTTTTCTATAGTTTCAGATTCACATCCACTCAAGCACAAAATTAATACCACCATTAAACACATTATAATTTTATTTAGTTTCTTCTTCATATTTTTATTCCTCACTTTCTTTTTTATGTGATTTTGTAAAGAATTTCATACCAATTGGTGATACATAAATAGTACAAAATTCTCCACTATTTTCTTTTACTCTTTTTGTAACTTCTACTGCAGATACATTGAAATCTGTAATACTAATAATAACAGTTCCAGACGAATCAAAAATGTAATAATCCAATACTACATTATAATCATCATCAAAATTGCTTAGCATATTGTACAATTCCTTAGTAGGTAATACTTCGTCTTCTTCATGGTATTTAACATTAGATATACAAACCACTTTTTTCAAAGGATTGCTAGTGGTGTATAATGAAGCTGGATCCATAAATATACACGAACTAGCATATTCTGTACTTGTATTAGTGACGATTTTTAATTTCAAATCGCTATCTTTGATTGGTTCTAATTTTTCTAAAAATTCTTTTACTTTCATATTAAATTTCCTCCAAAAATTCTTCAATTTTCGACTACATTCAATTTATTGATAGATTTTTCTTTCAATTCTATCTCCACAATTTCTAATGTGTTAATATCTAAAACTTTATTTATTTTACGTTCTATTAATTCTTCAAAATTATCACCAAACCATTCTCTCGCATCTTCAATGCAACTGAATAGTTTAGCACACATTGGATTAGAGTGTAATATCATGCTGGTTATATATACATATTCACCAGTATCTTTTCTTTTACCCCTTATGACATATCTAGTTTCTCCTAAATTTATTCTACCCAATCTCATATTACCCCCTCAAATATTTAAATAATCGTAATGTATATCAAATTTAATATATCCTTCTTCACCAATATTATCAATTGAAAGTACATAATCATCTGCAGTTATTAAAGTTTTCTCTTGTTTCCCGGTGTGTATATAATGTCCAAAGACAATATCAGTTTCTCCATCTATATCAGATAATACTTTTTCTATATCTAATAAACGATTTATACTTGCACTATAAGATGGATTAGTATCATCATTAGAAAATGTAATTATCTTTTCTTCTTCTGAGTATCTATAATCGTTTATAGGAGCAACTATAGAAGAATTGTATTCACCATTAAATTTAAGAGAATACATTACAGCGTAATGTATTCTATCGTGCGTATCTAATGCTTTTATAATAGGTAATAACTCTTTTACTTTCATATTAAATTTCCTCCAAAAATTCTTCAGTCTCTTCAAGTTTCATTTTACATATTTCAGGATGCTCGGTATCAAAGAAATGAATAAATGGTCTTTCTTCTTCATGCTCTTTACTATACATCCAACCGTATGTTTTCCAATATTCTTTTATGTCATTTATGCTATTCCATTTGGAATCTGATGAGTAAATACTAAAAAATCCAAATTTTGCTGGATTTATAAAAACGTAATCTTTCTCCATAACTTTATCTTCCATTATGAAGTAATCACCTTCTACTGGAACATTTGGTCTTCTTTTTACTCTTATTACATATCCTTCTTTTAATGTAGTGCTCATATTAAATTTCCTCCATAATCTCTATTGTTCTAGTAATTTGTATCTTTACAATTTGCGGATGATCCATATCGAAATACGTTTCCATTTCCTTCATAAATATAGAATATCCATCCTCTTCAATCATAAAAGATTTCTTACAAAAATTCCACAAATTTTTCAATTGATTTATAGACAAATTGTGACAATCTGCTATATATGGATATTGTCCGAATTTGTCTAATCCTCGACGTGTAGGATTAAAATACAAATAATTTCCTTTCATTTTTCTATTAAACATTGTCTCAAGCATCGTGTCTCCAAAATTGTCTTTTGACGGTAAATATGTTCCTTTCTTTTTGAATCTTATAGCATAAGATTCAATAACTGTTTTATCCATAAGTAATTCCTCCTTATATTTTATTCACGATTATAATATACAAAAGAAATCCCATTTACCAATGGTAAATGGGATATAATTTTAATAATAAATTTGATATGTAATATCAATACCTTTAGTTAAATCTCTTAAAGATTCATTACTAAAGTTTAATTTAGTTAACGGTTGAATATCTTGATATACTGTATATCCATCAATAGTTTTCGGATATGCTGTAAGTAAGGATATTGTATTAACTTCACAATTATTAATACCTATAGTAGCTTCATAATAATCTCTAAAATCATATTTATTTACAGACATGGTAAGCTCTACATATGTTCTAACTTTCTGTTTGTTTTCGGATGTATATACATTTTCATCTACTGGAGTTCCATCCATATATATAGACTTACATATAGGATCAGCGTCGAACGCTTTAAAGAAGTAGGCAACTCTGTCTAATTCTTTTAATTCTTTTCTACCAAAATATTTCCCTCTTAATTCATCATTAAGATCATTATCAGAAATACAATATCTAAATGGAATTAAATGATCTTTATCAATCCATTTAGTATAGTCTACATCATAAATTTGAGAACCTTCTGGTCCACAACCATCCGTACCCATAGCGAATAATACTACGATTTCATTCAATTTTTCTTCCGGAGTTAATGCTACAGTATTGTCAAGGTCTAATTCTTTATTGTAATTAGGTAGTTGTACAGGTAATTTAATACCAGGGAAATGCTTTTGTAATGTATAAAAAGATCCTGGTAATATTACTTTGTTCCATTTTTCGAGTATAACGGTCTTAGTAATAGGATCTCTAACTATAACTCGACCTTCATGTTGCGCGAAATGTAATTCATCTTCATTTATTTGATAGCGAGGGATATCCTGAAACACTTTCTTTTTAATCATTATATTAAACCTCCATTTATTCGTGTCTACAATTATAATTATGTTTCAGGCTATAAATTCCTAGTATCGTAGAAAAAATAAAGATGGGTGAAATATTTCACCCATCTTTATACTGCATTTTATTTTCTTTCAGGATGCATCATAGCATACTCATAATTTCTATTATATAATCTCACATTATCATATACAGAATTTGTCAACGTATCTATCTGTTTCTTTATTGGAGAAAATTTATAGAGCTTATACGTATTACGGTTTTTCTCCTGATATTCTCCATATTTTATAATAATTAAATTTACAGCAGCATTGAAGTCTTCTAATAATTTATCGACTTCATATTTATAAACACCTTCAAGATATTTTCTATCCGAATTATATAACGATAATCTTGTATTCATATAAACCAGATAAGAAAACTTTGAATTTGTCTCAATGGATAAACTGTAGGATGTTGTTAAATCATCCTGCACAAATTCAACTCCAAATGTTTTATAAAAATTTGTTCTAAGGGTTGTTCTATAATTGATCTTTCTATTGATAGATCTTCTGTCATCGTCGGACAGATATTCTTCGTATTTATCAAGAAGCGGCTTAACTTTAGATAAGTCGTTATCGTTTACACTATCAATAGTACAGATAATAGTGTCAACTACTTCTTTGATTTCTTTTTCTGTTGCTGGTACTTTTCCTTTTGATAAGATCTTCTGTTCACCCATTGTTTCTTTCCTCCTTAAATTTCCCTGTTTCAATGTAATATTCTACAATTTTAAAATCTCTTTCGTTTAAGATATTTCCTAAACAAGTAGATTTATCAAATTGTATTCCTGCCAATCCTATTAATTTTTTAATAGAATGACATACCGTTATCACCTGCCATGTAGGTAACTTAACAAAATTGATCTCTTCATAGTCATTTATTATATTCAATAAAGTGCTACTATGAATAGAAATTTGTTTGATGGTACACATATCTGTCTTAGTTTCGATATGTTTTGACAGTATCTTTAATGTAAAAGATATATGTGTCATCAAATTAATATAAGCTACACAATTTTCTTTATATAATGAATTTAATTCATTATAATACTTATTGTACAACTTATCACAGATCTCTTTTATTTTGTTTGTATCGTTTGTCCATGCTAGATCTGCAAGAAGTATTATGTCATTTGACATTTATTTTCTCCTTTCTTTTGTATTTTAATAGATATTCTTAATCATTCTGAATACTATCAATATTATAATATATTATTTTAATAATTTATTATTACATTCTGAGCTATTAAGAACCCCATATATCTATAGATATATGGGGTATATTTTAATCTAAATATACATAGTCTTCTATCAAACAGTTATCTTTAAACGTAATTTTTGCATTGCTTCTCATATTATCAGTATTTCTTACATACTCTTCCCATTCGTATGTATGAATAAATGATTCTAATTTATCCTCTATACTTATAGTATCATCATATACGATGGTTATTAATAAATTAACTATCTTATCAAATACAGGAATAAATTCGTTTGGTATAAACGGTTTGAACCAATAAATATCCATATACATTTTATCTTTAGGTACGCATTTACTCATATAAGTAATATGATTTAAGAAATGTTTAAAATCATCAGATTTAATATACTCAGGGAATTCTTCTGATACATTATAAATCATATCATCTATTACAGGTATTCTATTTTCATATATATCATCAAATATATACATATTATTTGTATGGATCAGATCTACTTTGTGGGACTTAAAAAACATTATTACTTCAAATAAGTATTCTTTAATATAATCTAATGACACAGTAGGTATATTCTGGAATATATATTTAAACTCATCTCTATCTATATATAAATATATATTTTCTGTAATATAATTTATATATTTAGATATCTCCAATTGTCTTTCACTTTTCTTAGTAATAGATTCACATTTCTTTATTATTGTATATAATGGAGCGCACTTATTTCCTAATACTTCTCTATAAGTTTTAGGAGGTTTTCCATTATTTCCATATTTATTAAAGTATCCAAAATTGCATTTAGTTATGAATAATGCTTCATATAAATCGTGATATATATCCCACTCTCTTCTATTATTAGCATTATACATAGCTTCTTGTAAATATTTATATACTTTCTTATTAGATCTATATACTTCTACTAATTGATCAAAAGATAATATAGTATTAGGATTTTTAAATCCACTTATTCCTACATCTTCTGGTGTTAATCCTTTATTAGCTAAATCAGAAGTTATTAATTCCATATTAGCTTCAAAATTAAAGCCTTTTATAGCTAATGCTTGCACTGGATCGTAGATAATATTATCTTGTGTTTCGTTATATAAATACATCAGACTATATAAGCATATCATTAAATCTACTAATTCAAATTCTGTTTTACTATTTAATTCTGGTACTTGTAGTTTTACCATAGTTAAATCTATATCAGAATATAGAATCATATTAATGAAATATGCTAATTGGAATGACATTTCTGCTACAGAATATATTGCTGATACTGATATATATTTAGTGATTCTAGCATTAAATATTCTTTCGGATATAGTATGCTTTACAAATTCTTTAGTATAAAACCCTTGCCAATATATATCTTCTCCAGCAATATCGTCATATTTCTTCCAATTTCTTTTATCTCTTACGCATTCATCAAAACTACTATTCTCAAATGGTACTTTTAAGAAAGTTAATTCATAATTACTATCAACGTCATCTATATCATCTCCTGTTTTAGGATCTTCTATGACATCATTTCTATATTCTCCATTATCATTAAATAATGGTACTTTCATTAACCAATATTTGAATAATTGGATATTATCAAAACCGAATAATTTAGATATATCTATCAGGTTCTTATCACATGATTTATATTTAATCAATCTATTTAAATTCTTTACTAATCTCTTCTGATACTTTAATGGTATATCAGGGAAGAATTCTACACCACATGAATCAAATATATATTGTATAGTACGTAAATCAAATACATCTCTTCTTATGATATATTCCGGTGCTCTTATAATCATATCATCAAAAGCCTGTACTATAATCATTATCATCATTATTCTATCATAATATTTATTTCTATATTTATATGCATCAGAATAAGAAGTTTGTAAAAAATAAACCCTATTTATTTCAAGTCTTTCTACAAACTTATTATATACTTCAGTAGTTTCTACTGGAGGAATATATAATACTGAAAACTTTTGTGCTCTTCTAGCAAAATTAGGATCTATTTTCTTTTCTCCTAAATGCCATAAATACTTACATTTTAAATCACCGTTATCATCTAACGTATCTTTATACATTGATTTATATTTATCTATTATACCAAATGCTTCTAATATAAGTATTTGATCATTAGTCATTTTATGTATTGGATTTCCATCATTCTCAAAGTTTACTGTTATAGTGTCTAGATCTTCTCTGGTTAAATATATACCAGGATCTCCTACATTAGGTAATCCATTAAGCATTCTATAATAATTATTTAATTCTTCGTAATTGTCTAAAAATCGATTTTTAGCTAACTCAGTCAATTGAGGTTTGATACTATCAGGAATAAGAGAATTGTCACGAGCATATGTAAGGCAATCTCTACGGGATAGTGTTGGTATTCTTTTTAATAGTAATATGTCGTATTTAAACATGGTAAAATTATAAGTACCTCTTATAATATTAGCATATATATCAGACTGTCTTAAAGATTCTACTGTTTCATTTTCATCAGCTCTTGTTTCATCCTTTAATATCAATCCATTCATCATTATCTGACATTGATATATGATCTCGTCTAATAGAGGATATTCAGACGCTTGTTTGCGAATTTCTTTGTCCATTGCATTATTCTCCTCTTCTCATAATATTACATAAATGTGCTAATCATATAAAAGAATCCACTATATCTAAGATATAGTGGATTAAAATATCATAAATTTTTAATCATCAGAAAATATATCATTATAAGATATATCGTCAGGTAAATGCTCTTCCATAGTTTTCAAATTACGCATAACTAAATCATATTGTTTTTTAGCTATTGCGTATGATATAGTAAAGCAATTACGTATTTGATTTATATTAGCATATAAAATATTAGAAACTTTTGCTAAAAAGGTTCTAGTTTCATTTGGTTTAGTCCATTTATCTATCCAATTAGTTATATTCTCATTACGCAAATTAAAATCTTCCATAGAACCATCTATATTTAAAACTAATACACTTGCTTCATCAGCTAATTTGCTGTAATTTTTATAATCATTTATATCGAAGCAATTTACTACCTTTGATTTTATATGTTTATTCAAATCTTGATAATCTGTAGAGTTTTTGCCATAACCGCTCGAATTTATAAAATGTAAATATTTATTTTCTTTTTCTTTAAATTCTTGTATGCATTTATCTATTTCTTCTTCAGATTTACATTTGTTTGCATTTGATGTAAAAATAAGTGTAGAAAAAGATAAATCTACCGACTTCTTGTTCAATTCTTTAGCAAATTCCAAAATTCCTGAATTCAATTGTGAAAATTCTATATTGGTTTTTAATTGTACTTTTTTATTGTGTAGAAATTTCTTACCAATATTCTTTTTCTTTATTTCAGATAATCGTTTTTTCATTTTGACGATAGCAGGTTTTATGTGTTTATCGATAAAATCTTTAATAAATTTTATCAGCTTTTTTATTTTTTCTATTATAGTATTTAATATTCTTTTAAAGGTTTCTTTAATATCGACTTCTTCATTCAGAGTTGAATTTAGAACGTCTAACTCGTACTGATACGTAAGTATATCAGCCTCTAAAATATAATCCATGCCTATATTCTCCTTTAAAATAATCTATTAATTGATTGTGAAAAAATAAAATTATTTAATTATTAAAAATAATGGGTAGAGAATATTCTCTACCCATTATGTATTATAATCCTATTTTATTCATGGCTAATATAGCCATTTTATTATATTTAGTACCGCCTTGATCTCTTCCTAAATAAGGAATACCATCCATAGGTACATCATATCTTAGTGAGAAATAATCCATTATATCTTTCTCATTATTATAATTTTTGTCATTCTCACATCTGGCAACGTAAGAATTGACTACGTTCGCTTTTTCAAGCGAATCCATTTGATCATAGTTGTCTTCGAGATCTATTTGTGAATCCCATAAATCTCCTATAGTTTTAATATTATTATTTTTAAATGAATAATTAGACATAATAATGTCCTCCTTTGTAATAATATTAATATAGCTATTCAACTATATCAATATAATAATATATAATTATATATTTCTTATTATACACTTTTAGGGAGGATAAGAGCATCATAACCATGTTTGGTTATGATGCTTCATTCTGATTTGGTGTAGTGTTTATTTCGGTAGCATAAGATATTACAGCTAGTTGTATTTTTTCATATATTATGTCTTCTAATTTCTGATCATTATAAATGTATTTTAATTTCTGTAATTGTAATTGGGATATATTATTAAGGATTTTGGTTAATACGTATTTTTCCATATTAGAAATATTTTCATCAGACATATATTGAATACCATTAGGTTCATTTACTATAATATGATATTTGCTGACTTCTTCAGTTATCATTAAATCTATAATATCAAAATCTTCTTTTTTTGGTTCTATAGTCATTTCTAATTTTAATAATTCTAAATCATTTTTCTGATGTAAAGAATTCGTTATGCTTACCATTAATATTAAAATTGTTATAGAAAAGCATAATATTATTGATAAAATTATAAGATATATGTAATTCATGTTACATCCTCCCTATTTATTGTATTTACAAATAATTAATATATTAATATGTAAAGTGAGGTTATAAAATATTATGGATTATATAATGGAAACAGAATTACTCAATTATGAGACACAAATAAATATGCTCAAAGAAGCAGCTTATAGTACTCGCATAGACGAATCTTTGATTACTGAAGAATTTTCTATCAAGAAAGCATGGGACTCTTTTGTAAAATGGCTTAAAGAAAAAGTAGGTCCGATAATTAAAAAATTATTCAATTGGGGTAAAGAAGTGGTATCTTCTGAAGAAAAGAAAGATGAAAAAGCAAAAGAAGATATAGATTTTATATTAAAATATCAAAACCAAATGAAAAATGCTTATGCCGGAAATGCCATAGAAAAGAAAAAAATATGTCTGTATACACTTGATATGAACTCTGAAGAACCAGTAGTGGATATTGTAGTGAGAAATGATACTGCTCCAATAGATGTCCAAATATTCGGACTTAAACGAAGTTCTTTCATATTGAAAACAATACTTGGAATGAGTAATGAAAAATTTGAAAAAGAAAAAAAGAGCATATGAAAAAACAAGAAGAAATAAATAAATTGAAAATAAACGATATTGAAAAATGTTTTTACAAAAAAGAAATTAGAGATGACTGGTTGATCAGCGATGCCTACTATATCACAAATTCTATGAAACGTATAGTCGAAGATAAAAATGGTATTAAAGACGCAGAGAAAAATCTCAGTACAATAAATGATATATATTACTCCATGCAGAAAGAGGTAAATGATTTTGATAAAAAATATGGAGGCAGTCCAGATGAAGGGGTTAAAAATACTATAGCTTATGGAAATATGGTTGTTAAAGAAATTATCGATATGGGAACTGTTATTAGAACTTGTATCCAATTATACAAAAAAGATAAAGATCATCAATATATGTTTTTAAAACAAGTTAAAGCTTTAATGAAAGAAGCGCTCGACAGAGGAGAAGCTGTAGGAGTTCCTGATTTTGTATAATTTATACTCCTAACCTCTAATTAAGGAGGTTAGGAGTTCTATGGACGAAAATAAAGTAAATGAAATACCTGATATATATTTTGAATTTGACGAAACACAAAACCCTATAGTATCTTCTCCTAATAGTGAATTTTCTATACAATTTGAGCAAACCAAAGAATCTTTATTGGAGATAGATACTTATAAGAACTTTATATCAAATGCTGTTGCTCAGTTTAGACATTCTAGATTCTATAAGCAATATAAATCATATTTAATAGATCTAGGTCTAAATAGATGTCAATACTTTCCTAATATTACAGTAGATTTATTAGGAGCTAATGGTATAGAAATGCATCATAATTTTTTAACTATTTATGATATAGCACTTATGATATGTGAGCATGTATTAAATACAGAAGGTCATATTACTACATTTAAATTAATTCATCTATTGAAAGAAGAGCATTCTGAAAATAGAATACCAATAGTAATGCTTTCTAAAACAGTACATCAAATGTATCATAATAATGAAGAATTTGTTATACCTGCAAGCCAATGCTTTGGATTCTGGATGGAGTTATTATATAAGTATAGGAACGGTATTACTATCAATATAGCAAATAAAGTAATAAATTTCTTACAAGCTAGTCTAGAAGAAATAAAAGGTATAAATAGCTCTTCTAATTATGCTAATACTCTGTTACAATTAAGAGATCACGTATATAATTGGTCTATATATAATGAATATCTAGATAGAGCAAAAATAGGTCAAATAGTATATTAAAAAATATCCCATATACCAATTCGGTATATGGGATAAAATTTATGCAGCTTCAGAAGAAGATCCTGCTGCAATAGCCGACAAATATCCGGCTAAAGTGACTTTATACTTAATCACGAATTGCGCAGCTCTATTTATCGATTTATTGCTACTGATTGTAATTAATCTAAGTCTGATGAAACTATCGCACAAATATGTATATGCACGAGTATATGATGAATCTTTTGATTCACTAACCATTTTTTCTAATTCTTTTCTATATACATTTACTTTACCTCTAACGTTTGATAATTCCTTATCAGATTGATTTATTATTTTTTCTAATCTATCCTGGACACTGTCGATGTATTTTTTATTATTATTTATAACTTGTATTATTTCTTTATGAACTCGCCGTTTACCTTTTGATATTTCTTCTATAGTATATACTTCATCCTCTAAAAATTCTCTCGCTGGATTTGCTATGTATCGTGCTTTCATTGATACATCCATTTTTGAATTAAAATTAGAATCTTTTTTAATTAGTTTATCAGAATCGGTATTTTTTGCGAGTTTAAATATTTTGTCCATATCATGGGCGCAAGAAGAAATAGAATGAATTTCTTGCTGAGCAGATGCAAGAAAATCTCCAACTTTCTGTGTATTTATAGTTTTTACGCTGCATCTTCCAGGTTTTGTATTCGTATCTGTTTTTGATACATTTCCTTTAGTAATTGGAATTGCATCAGATTTAGTATCGGTATTATCAGTGTCTGATCCTGATTTCTCTATTTCTTTGTCTTTCATTTCTATCTGTTTATTGAGATTCGTAGTTATTCTCATGATATTACTTACTGTTTTAGCAGCTTTAGATTCGGCCTGTTCAGGGGTTGCTTTATCCATATTATCTGCAGCTTGCTCAGCTTTCTTTTCTGCAGATTCATATGCGGCATCCGCTACTTTGGATTTTCTAAAAACAAAATCTAATATCTTTTTCAAAAATCCTCTTGCGCTGTCGATCCATCCTAAAACAGTTTTACCTATATTCTTAATTTTTTCTTTAATATTAGCACCTTCGTTTACAAATTCATTTTCATCTATTCCGATGCATTCTAAAGAATACTCAAGCATATTCAATTGATTACATCCTTCATAGATATCAGCTTCTAATATATAATCCATATCATTGATCTCCTTTAAACTAAATTTTACTTTATATATTAATATTATGTAACATACAGGCAAATCAAAACACATTTCTATAAAGTATAATATAAAAGGAGATTAAAAGATGGATTATATATTAGAAATGGACATATTAAACGAATCTGCACAATTTGATATGAGAAATACTATAATAGAATCTTTTGAATTAGAAGCTATTAGAGAGGGATTTTCTAGAAAATCATTAGCAAACTTTTTTAGAAAAGCTGTAGAAATGGTAACAGGATGGGCAAATAAATTAAAAGCTTGGGCGACCAAAATATTCGGTCCCGTTATAAGTAAATATAAAAAATATAGAGCCGCAAATCTTAACAAAGCGTATCAATCAGGAAAAATGATCAAGGTAAATTGTCCTTACTACGAGGTAAAGGTTAAAGTATTTAATGCTGCATTGGCAGAAGGAAATAATAATTATAAAAATATTTTTGAAGGGATAAAATATATAGAATCCAACATAGATAAATTTCTGTCTAAAAAAATGAATGTTAATCTTGGTGATGAAAGAATTTGGAAAATGATAAAAACAGATAAGTCTCAGCTTCCAGCTCCGTTAAATAAAGCGAGTAAAATTGAAGATTTCATGACTAAATACAATTTTGGATATGTAGATAAAGAGCTTGTTAATTTGATACTTCAAAATCAAAAAAACTTAGATATAATGAGTAAAAGTATTGATAATAATATAAAACAAATATTACAATTATATGCAGGAATTAACGAAAGAGCAGAAAAATACGAAAATATGATGTCCAAAGACTCCGGGGAAGATATACCAGGAGCAGCCGATGTTGTTCATTGCTATAATATACTGCTTAAAGGTACAGCGGAAATATATTTAATTCCTTACGGACTGTAGCAATGAGAGGAATTAATGAATATTGTAATGTAGTAAATAAAATTATGAAAGCAATCGGAGCTGATTCTCAACCAGCTAGCGCAGCAGCTGAAATGTAGTAAAAAAAATAAAAATTATTTTTAAACACATTATACCCCATAAGCAATTTCGCTTATGGGGTATAAATGCTTTCATACACTTTAAAAAGGAGTTAACTTATGCAATTACCAAAGTACGTAACCGGTAAATTTTAACACAAGATGGAAATCAAAGCATCCTGTATTATTCTAAATGTTACAAAAGTTTTAATTTTTACATATATTTTACAGATTGTAAAGCATTTAAGCTTTTTATTATATCATCATATAATCTTTTTGCAACTTCAGTTTTATCGGAAATGTAATCTTGATATATGTCTAACGTCTTTCTAAAGTATCTTGTAAGATCTGTTATCATATAAAGATTTTCATATGGACATTGTTTCTTTAATCTTTTATCCATAGCAGTAACACTACTTCTCATTCTTTTTAATTGATCTTTAGCAAATATTTTATTTTTATCTGCTAAGATAATATACTCATTCATCTTTCTTTTGATAGATGCTTCTTTAGAACGAAGATCATCTGTTAATTCACTGTATGGGGTATAAGTATGAAGCTTAAACTGTTCATACATATATTTCAACGGAGCTTTTGGATAATTAGGATCTCTGTCTAATCCAAGATCATCTTTCATAAATTTGTAATATAATTCAGTATTACGAAATTTATCTACTGGGGTTAAAATTTCTTTATCAAATCTATCTCTATATTCTTCATAATGTGTAATATAAAATCCTAATTTAAGATAAGTGATATCTTTAGGTATTACGAATCCTTCTGGTGGAAAGAAATTCTCTAAAGTATCTAAGTTACAGTTAAAAATATTATTTATAGAATTATCATTGTCCATATTTGGTAAGCTAATTTTAAAACTCATATTTTAATCCTCCAATTTAAATGTGTCTAATTCTTCTTTTTCTTTAGTAAGGGTAAATTTCACTAAAGTTATTTCATTATCAAGTTGATCTAAATATAATTTGTTATAATTAGATATAAAATCTAATATCGCATTTTTATATTTATCTATAAACCATAAAGCGTATTTTTTATTACAAAAACCATTTTTGACTATGAGTGAATATGATTCAGTTTTGAATATATTGAAATTAACTGTAAGTGTGTTGGTTTTGCTTATATCAAAAGCGTAACTCGGTGAAATATATAATGCTGAATTATAAGTTATATTTTTCAATTTTAATACATAAAATTCTGTAGTATCCATATTATAACCCTTTCAAATTGAAAACGCTAACTGTTGTGTCTGGGGTATTATCTGTACATATTACTATACTTACATTGTCAGATAAATGCCTAGTTGTGATAATATCTTGATTTACTTTATTTATTATATGCTCTTTAATATCATGCGAATACGCGCTAAAATAAAATATAGCTTCTGATATATTTTGGAATGAGTATTTTTCTATAACATATTTGTCGAAGTGTTCTGCTAAATTATGAGATAAAAACTTAAGACCGCGACTATTATTTTTACCTATATATACTATAGGCTCATTTCCATCTTCATAAGGTTCTATTCTTAAAAAATACCCACACATTTTATTTATTGATTCTCGTATTATATTACCGCTTTCTTCTTCGTATCTAACTATTTTGATGCATTTATCGGCAAATTCTTTCGGATTCATTCCTGTAAATGCGGTTATTTCTTTTGCGAGGTACCATATATAACTAGATATTCTGTGTCGAACTAAATCTTCGTTCGAACATAATTCAGCTTTAGTAATATCCTCAGTTAATCCATTACTAGAATCTATATAGTATTTGTCATTTATGCAAGCTACGTATTTCATATTATTTCTCCTTATTATCTAGATTTTTATATTTTATTATTTTGATACACTTATCTAAAAATTCATTATAAGTCATTCCAGATAATGCTTCAAATGCTGCGCTATCTTTTATCACCATTTTCGTGATAAAAGATTTGGCCTCTTGCTCGGTATTAAATAAAAGAAATATACCTTTTTGATCTATTCTACTAAAATATTTAGCCTTATTTAAATAATATTCACCATTGACTTGTATTACATATTTATCATCTCCGTGAATATCTACTTTTAACTCAGTAGCAAGGTCTGATTTAATATTTACATTAAAATTTACAGTTACTGGTATTATTTCAAGCAAAGATTCGGATTCGGTTTTTAATCTCTTTTTAAATTCATCATCTTTATTTAAAAACGTTAAATGGTATTCAATATCATTTTTATTTGACATTATAGCATTTTTAGTTTCTTCTAATGTATTAAACCCATAATCCAGAATTTGTTTATATAATTTTCTATATTCTAATAATTTAAAATAATATCTATCATTAGAAATACATGATTTACCGATGTAATAATCAGTCCCAGATACTTTATCTGTATATCTGATTAAGTATTTTGTACTTCTAATATCTATAATACTCATATTATTTTCTCCCTCCTAAACTATATTCCATCACATTTGTGTATAATTCCCTCAATAAGTTTCCATTATATGATATATCTAATAATTCAAGATTTTCTGGAGTATTATTTAAATGATGCACTCCATATCTATGATTATACATCACTATATCGTACATGGACATATTATCAAAGTTTCTATAACAGTCGATAGGCAATTGCTTATTTATATATTTTTTATAAGTATCGCTTATATAATCAATAGCTGTTGGACTATCACCATTACTTATATACCATAAAGTATTACATATGATATCTAATATTCCATTCTTATGGAATTCCAATTTACTATCGTTAATACCTTTCACATCTATTATTTCAGTATTACTCTGCCTATCTAATCCATAATATATTTCCATATTTGCTAATTTTAAGAAAGAAGTATATGTGTTTTTATTAAGGAATCTTATATTTCCTATTGACGCACAAGTAGGTATCTTATTTATAACAAATATAGCATCGTTCTTGATACTTAAAATATCTTCTTCATTTAATTCATTCATTTCTAAAAAACTTTTTCTAATTTCCGCAAGTCCTTCTTCAAATGCTCTATTAATTCTTTCATCTTTCAAAATATAACCAATATGAACTTGTCTATACTCTCTAGACAAGTTCATTATTTTAGTATATTCTTCTTTATTTATTATCCCTTTATAAAGTAAAATATTTACATTGCATTTTGAAATATCGTATTCCCTTATATAAGTATTAAATAAATACTTGATAGGTAATGTATAGTTCTTTCTTTCGTATAATTCTGGCATATTTATTACCTCCCAGTTATTTTACAATAATATTTTAATGTTTTTCTTTTGTGTTTTCTAATGTACCTAAAACGGTAGTTTCTACAAATACAAGTTGTTTTTAAAGCCCCAATATTCTTTGATTGAAGTTCTAATTTGTGATTTCTATAGATATAATGATAAGGAATATGCATAGCATAATGGAAATATTTCAAAGCTATTAATGAAATTATACACTCGTCCACGTCTATATTATTTACTACCTCATATAGAGTTAATTCCGGCCAATCTAATTCTTTTAAAGATTGTACATTTGATTTTAAAAATTCTTTCATTAGTAATACCACCTCGATGCTTGTGCTTGGGTTTTTAGAGTATTTCTACACAAACGTTTTCTAGTTTTTAAAGATCTACTGTAGTTAGATGTGCGTTTATATGAGTATAAAGGAAGAATACCACTTTTAAATATCATTCCTTTGTGTATACCATCACTTTCTCTATAAGAATGGCAACCAATTTTTCTACTAAATTTATATATATCTTCATCCAATTTCTTTAATACTAAAAAATATAAATCAACAGGATCTCTTACATAATCTTGTATTCTGGCTGTTGTATTTATTGTTTTAAATTTTTTCATGAATCGTTCACATCTTTCTTTCTATAATAACTTATAGGACGTCTAGCGTCGTGTGATTTAAACCAAAGTGGAAAATAACGTCGTATATGTCCATATTGACACAATGTTCTATTATACGTGTACATTATCGGTGTATATTTAGAATATGCCATTGCGATATTACACTCATTTTTTAGCTTATATTTTTTCAATATTTGTAGTAATTTTTTATCATTAGAATTAATAAATTTAGCAATGTATCCCAATGGAGTATATGCTATATCTTTATACGATGTAAATGGTCCTCATTTGTAGTTGGTTTTGAATTCTTTCATAATTTTCACCAAATATACCACTAGGTTTTATCCTAGTGGTATTCCTCTATTTGTCATTATCTGCATATATCTTTCTTGATCAATATCATAATTATACAATCCCGGAACAGAAAATGACGAATCGTCATAATAATCTATATCAGATATATCATTTATCATCTGATAATTATATCCATATCTCTGCTGTATAAATTTTGCTAATGATTCATTTAAAAAATTTAATATATTACCATTACTGATACATATATAGATATCTTCACCAGCCATTAATAATTGTATAATTCTAAAGAACGATATGAAATTATCATCGTTATTATATACAACTTCAGCAAAATATTTATCGAATTCTGGACTAGAAACATCTATAGATTCCATTCCATTAATAGATAATTTTTCTGTAGATTCATTCATCCCGGTGAAATTAACCGGGATGAAATTATCTGGAATATTATTAAATTTCCCAAATACAAGCATTACTTGCCTCCCCCATTTAATAATACAGAACTGTAATCATGATGAATAACATCTATTGGCTCTCTACCAGTACTAGCTATTCCAATCAATGTATTCTTATATTCCATTATAGCTCTCATCTTTTCATTATAATCATTATAATTCACAATTCTGAGTCCTATTTGCATACATAATCGATCAATTAGATCTGCATTCATCTCTCTGCTGTAATTTAAGAGAAAATCTATATGTGTGACAAGGTTATTTATATATAATAGCAATATATTCGCACTGTCATAAGAATCATTATACATATATTGATTCTCTGTAGTTGCTCCAACAATACCAAATTGCTGTTGTATATATTGTACTAATACTGCCGGGTATCGTAGATCCATTACAGATCTTGGAAAATACATAACTATATTTATACCCTGATGTAATGCTGCTAATATAGAAGCGAAAAATGACATCGTATCTGGATTTCCTAATTGATCAGAATATTCTAAATCAAACTCATCCTGATATCCATCTATAAATTTTTCCAGAATTTTATAATCTGGAACTAATGGCATAGATATAATAAATCCATATTGATCTATTATATTTTTTTCTTCTATTGGATCTCCTAAATAGAGCACCTTCCATCCGGAGATGGAAGCACTCATTGCTGTATTGATATCTGTTGTTACGGATAAAATTCCTCTAAAAATTGACATAATATTATCTCCTTTTCAAAGATCAATATCCATCGTCCTCAATATCTTCTTCTGGAATATGATCTTCAATATTTTCTTCTTGCGGTTGAATATATTCTTTATTTTCAACAACATGTTCTTCTTGATTTTCCAGATCTTTAATATCTGGAGTATTGTCCATATAAGTTCCTGGATCAACATTCGTTTCCACAGGAGCTGGATCAATCATATCTTTGTTTTTGTAGATATTACTTTCAACAACAGGGGAATCTGAGACAGATGTATTGTTGTTGAAATTATCTTTGCTATTCTTCTGAGTTGACATATTGTTTCTATTGTAATATCCAGGATCATTTCTTCCTAAATATTTTTTGTTGTTATTCTGCTTATATGGCTTATCCTGTCTAGGTCTATTATCTTTGTGATAATTTCTGTCCCTTTCACTATGATCTTTATAAGCTGGTTTTACAGTTACAACTCTTTCTTTTACAGGTTCTTCTTTAACTGGAATTACTTCTTTAGGTTCTTCATTTTTAGGCCGATAATCTGATGCGACCTCTTCTACTTTAACATCACCTCCATCATGCGTAATTTTTACACGACTCTTTGCAGGGATGAAGTTTGTCTTCTTCATATTATTTCCTAAATCTCTTTCCATTACAACCTTACTTCCTCTTGTGACTTTGATCTTCATATTCGGACCTCCTGATTTCTTAATAAATTTTTGGTTATTTTCTTCTGGTTCTTTTGCTAACTCTTTTGCAAATACTCGTTTTCCGCATTTAGTACATACAAAATTATTAAATCCAACATCATAGTCAATCTCTCCTAAACAATATCCTGTTGGAGAATATGGATCTTTATTATGACATACTAATTTAGCAGGATCTAATTCTACCAAATATGGAAAATCTAATAATACCGGACCAAACCCTTTTCTTAAACCGTAATTTAAGTAATAATCTGATCCTATATCCTCTAGTGCGTAAGTATTGTTTGATAAAAATTTGTATACCAAATCAAATACATCTGGTGCTACAGACAAGAATTGTTCTAAAGACGTTATCGGTTCTACCCTTTCAAACATCCCTACTTGCCCAAATTCTGATACTTCAAATACTTTAGTTATGAATGGTTTCAAAAGTATTTGATTTCGAAATTCATCTGGAGTATCTTTAAGCCCAACTCTATCTATTGCAACTTTACATACTATTTCAGGATATGTAAAGTTTTTGTAACATATTCTATTGGTACCTTGAACTAACTTTCTAAAATTTCTTGATTCCATAACTTCGTTTAACAACTTAGTTTTCTTTGATATTTTAGAAGCTAGTTTTGGATGGGTAGCTATAGAATTCATATATCTTATATCGTATGGTGACAATAAATCATATAAACCAACTGGTGGTCGTAATGATTCAAAATGAAACTCCAGAGGAGACATCTTTTTCGTATATAAAATACTTAATAAATCTGCTCTAGCCATTTTTCTGTCCTTGCCTTTTCATAAGTTCTTGCAAGAATTTTTCTCTTCTTTGTTGATATTCATTCATAACCCTTAAATTTGATGGTAACGATACTTCCATATCATCTAAACTTATAGGTTGAATATTATCATAATTCTGCTGATAACCAACTACATTATTATGCATATTAAGCAACTGCTGATAGCTCTGTTGATTATACAACTGCTTCAAATTCTGCTCTTTTTCTCTCTTCTCCCTTTCTACAATATCATACGTAATCTTATAACCATTTTCCATAAAATAAAATAAATCAGCATCTGGCGGCATGATAGAATCATCATGCTGTTTCTGCTTATTCATATTCACCAAATGATTTACTTTCTTTGATGGCATATAAGATTTATTCTTCTTTGTTGCGTGATAATTTCCTCCAATTCTCTGGCTCGTAATACACTCTTGATTATATTTTTGAATATCAGCTAATTGCTCTTGAGTGTAATGATAAACATCTCTTACGATTTCTGGAGAATCTGTTTCATTGTAAACAAAAGAAGCTTTATTTAATCTCTTAGCTAAATCTTGCTGCTTTTTCATTTCTCTATTATAAGCTTCTTGTTGCTGCCTCATCATCTCTTGATAGGCATATGGATTATACATATTATAATTTCTATTATAATATCCAGGCATATATCCTGGTATACCTTGTTGGTAATAAGGATTATTACCAAAATTATTTGGACTTACTCCATATTGAGTAGGTCCCGGTCCTGTATAAATCATAATTGTTATCTAGTCCTTTCTTAGTTTAGTACTTATATAATATACAAGACAATTATTCATTGCTGCAATCTTTTATATAATCTCCAAAAGCTTCTAACTCCATAGACTGCGATACATACCGCATGATAGATCTTAACAGAGAATCGTGATATACTACAAGTAATGGATAAACAATACCAAGCATTTTACCTTTTTCTGTATCAGATATTCCGTTTTCTATACACATAACTAAAATATTAGCATGTAATTCATTGAATATTTCAGCGACAAATTTATCAACTGCTAATATGATATTACTAATAATATCCTGTGGTGGCATTGACATTTTTGCCATCAACTCAAGAATCGATGAAAATAAATCTGTAGTTATGACAGGATTCATTTTTGTAAGATTCTGTGCGAATCTAATGCCTGTATCTATATTGTAAAAATACTCTATAGTATTTTTTACGGATGCTCCGAGCGATGCTAAAGAATCCATTAAAATATGGATAAATCTATCAGAATTTACCATAGCAGATAATTCCTTAGCTTTTGTTGCAATACCTCCTTTATATTCATATCCCTCATATATAGATTCAATGTCTTTATTAATGCATTCATACACTGAATTATATGTGATAACTTTAGATGCTTCTCCATTCGGGTTGTATTCATCTGGATCATCTGTACCAATTACATTTTCTGTAAGAGATGAAAAATAATCATGATAAACTACAACACTGTCATCTGTACCATTTGTTGGTAAATTGTTTTCTTTCTGCATAATAAATTCTCCTTTCTTATTCTGCAACTGGGATATTCTTTATTTGATCATGATGGTTGTAATCAATAAGTTTGATATCCGATTCAGTGAAATCGTAAAATGATGGTTCTTCTTTGTTGCAACTTAATTCATATTTTGGAGCTTCGTAAGGCTCTCTAATGATCATCTCTTTAATCATGTCTATATGCCTATCATAAATATGACAATCACCAATTTGATGAATTAATTTTCCTGGTTTATATCCTGTAGCTTTAGCAATAAAAATAAGCAAAGCTGTATACTGACATACGTTCCAGTTATTTGCGGTTAAGAAATCTTGAGATCTTTGCGTGAGCATCATATCAAGATACTTAGTCCCGCTTTTATCTGTTCTTACATTCCATTGCGTTAAAAATGCACATGGTTCTAATCCCATTTTAGAAAGATCATCAATATTATAAATATCTGTAATAATTCTTCTAGAAGTGGGATTATGTATTAATTCATTAATGATATAGTCTGTCTGGTCAAGTTCTAAAATTTCTCCAGTACAACTTCCATCACTATGCAAGCATTCTACGCTTACTGGTCTGAATCTATGTCCAATTTGATATCCATAAGCTAATCCGATCTTTCCATCAGATGTAGCCCATTGATCCCAAATATGGGAATTTAATTCTTTAATGTCATTGGATTTCTTCTGGAAAATCCATAAAATTTCATCTACGCAAGCTTTAAGATTAATAGGTCTTAAAGTCAATGCAGGAAACTCTCCTTTAGATAAATCGTATACTGTGTGTACATCAAATACTTTTAATGTTTTTGCTGGAGTTCCATCTGGCCATATAGCTCTTACCGGAACTTCTTCACCTTCATCTAAAATTCTTTTTGCAGTTTCGATAAACTTCTGATCTGCATAACTCATAGTTTGTTCTCTCCTTTTTATATGTAATTTTATAAGAAAGTTGCCCAAGATATCAAAAATGATATCTTGGGTCAATTAACTTTTTATATTTATTGATTTCTTCTATAGTGAAATTAGATAATTTTTCTATAGGTCTTAATAAAATAGGAATGTTTTCTGAATACTGTAAAGATTCTCTTGTACTATTATCTACATAATCATTGCACTCCAGCATCTTTATCATCGTTTCTTTATCTATTTTTCCTATACCTACAGTTCCATTATGTTGATCAAATTTGGACATAGCTTTTTCTACTTCGCTATCTTTATTAAAATTTATATGTCCTTTAATATGGAAGAAAGATACATCAATATTATATGTAATAATCATATTCATGATACTAGTTATAATATTCTGATTTGCTACCTTTTCTCCAGATGAATTTAATAGATATCCTTTATCATCTAAAGTCCATCCATCAAACCATTCTCTTAACCCTTTGACAGATATAAGCGAATCACTAAATATATTAATATATTTTGGCTGTTCAGACATTAATCGTCTTGCGTCAAAAGCCAGTTGTACAGCCATTTGTATGGCATAAATTTCGCCGAAATTATTAGTAGTATTTCTATTGATTTGTATTTGTTCGGCAAGTTTCTGATCTCCAATCATAGCAACAAATCCAGAAGCTGAATCAAATCCATAATTCATATTTCTGACTGATGCGTCTGTGAAGATATTTAATGTTGTTGGTTTAAAATTGATTCTTTCGTTCATAAGCTAATTCTCCTTTTCTTAAATTTCATATAAATAATATACCAACAAACGAAATATTCCTCTATACTACAATGTATGTAGTATAGAGGAATACACGTACTTGTACTAAAAGAAAGGCTAAGATAATAATTATGATTATATCATAATTATGTCATTTTATTTATTATTTTCTAATTACTCAGTATACTTGACGAAATTGAAATCTTTTTTCAATTCTCCAATATTAAGTTTTCCGATGTCGGATTCTCTTAATACAATATTGATTCTCTTTCTGTCAATATTATATAAACTTTCGATAGATGACATAGCTTCTTCTAAAGTTGCTTCATTTTCAGCCATATATCTTTCCAAGTTATTAGCAAATTCAACCATGAATGGTCCTTCAGATTCTCTCATTACAATAATTTTTTCTGTAGTAAACCCTAATAATTTAGCCTGATTTTCAGTAATTTCCTGCAAGGAATTAAAATCAGAATTGATCTTAAGATCAGAAGTTAACTCACTCTCTAAAAGAGACATAACACTTTCTTTCATGTATTTATTCCTCCTATCAATATTAATTTATTGTTTACCTATACAGATGTGTACAAATCCGAATAATCATGATAAATAGGCATAATCATATTACCATCTTTAGAATAATCATGATATATCGGATTTATCATAATTACATTATTATCGTAAGTATTAGTTCCAATAGCTTTCTGTTCTGGTGCACCTTTGATCTCTTTTATTCTATTAAACATAGAATCTATCAAAGCTTCCATATTCTCTGCATTTGGAATTATGTACGATCCTTCTTCTGGTTTCAGTTCTATATAAACAGGTTTTCTTTCTAAAATAGACATATTATATGATTGATTATATAATTCAGTCTGTTTTCTCATAGCTTCTAATTTAGTCTTGCTCTCTTCTGGTATAAATTGAGAGTAATTTTGTTCAAATAATTGATAGTTTCCCATTACATTATCTAATGGTATAAATAATACTTGTTTATGCACCAAATCATGTACGGTCTCTGCTAGTGGTATTAAGCCAACCATTAAGAAGTAATGTAGATACATTACTTCGTGAGCTACAAGTTCTATATTTAAAGGTTCTCTCATGTACATACGTTTATTAAATACTGTAATGAAATATTCATATAGTGTGAATGGGCAATGATGGATATGTATTTTTATCTTAAAAGATTCCTCATTAGATACATTTTGAAATATACTGCACTTATTCATATCCATATAATCTCTCAGATAGTTGACAAGTTGTCTGTATTCAAATGACCCTCTTATAAGTTTTTCTCCATCAGCTACATATTTAGCAAAATCTTTTTTATCAAATAAATCGTATTCTTCTTCACAGAATGGTGGTATGTTATCCATTACAAGTATACTTTTATCTTCGTATACTGTTAAATCGTTCATGTTTATCACCTCTTATTATTTTAATTAGTTGTATACTATATTAATAATAAAAGAAAAGGAGGAAGTTGTAATTATGAAAACAACTATCAAAAAACCAATTATTCCGGGAGTAGGAGAAAGAATGAATATAGCGCATGTTCAAACTTGTAGCGTTAAATATAATAATATGATTCTTGAATCTCCTATTAAATCAATCGAAAGTAAATATTATTTCGATGTCAATCCCATGTATCTGGTAAATGCATTTAATATGACAGGAGTTATGCTGGAAAGTTATTATGGCCCAAAAGATGAAAGTCCTTCATCTTTTATTTTATCTCCTGAAGATGCTATTAGATTGGGCAATTCTATTATAGATACAGCCAATAAATGTGCAGAATATAATAAGGTTCTCTATAATAGAGATAAGATGGTTAATATGCTTAAATCTAATATAGAGAAAGGCTACGTAGATACACTGGTTATTAAATATCATAAAAAATGTAGTA